CTAAAATTCAGCGACCAAGGGGATTATCTCATAGGGAGTCGACCTGTCGGCGGTGGGAATACAGTCGGTGAAATCACGGTGTGGCTGAAGGTAAATTCCTGGCAGGCGGCGGGTACAAACACCGGCGCGATGCAATACGGTAATAAAATTAGCGTACCAGCTAGGTTTTCTGGACATTGTGTAGATATATCATCAGATGGACAAACTATAGCATTCTCGGTATCGGCCTCCTCCTTCAACGATGTTCGGGTGTATACCTATAACGTCCCCGCGGGGTGGACGACGGGTTCCGGTACCTGGACGCAGAAGGGTGCAACTCTTACAGGTGTACTTAATTCAGAATCTTTCGGGGTAGGGAGGGGTGATATCATCTACAATACAGGAAATAGAAGGCAAGTAGCTTTATCAGGTGATGGTAATCGTTTAGTTGTAGGTTCTCCCGCGCACCTCGACTCACCCCCCGCGGCGCAAAATGATCAGGGAGCGGTTTACGTGTTTAATTATATTTCCGGGGCGTGGGTATTGGATAACGTCACGTCAACACCTCCGGTAGGGACACACCCCGGGGGGTCTGTAACGCTAGTATCGAGTGATTTTACAACGTCCATTTCACAAACTCTTAGTTTTGGATCATCTGTAGCCATATCCAAAAATGGTAATCGTATTGTAGTTGGTGAGCAATCGAGTAATTCCGGTGGTTATGATTCGGGTGCTGTGACTGTGTATAGTCCCGATAAGAATATACAGCATTGGATCGGTGATTCTAGGTTTAGTGTTGGTAGTTATTTGGACGCGGAGACACCGACGGGTGTAAAAATGGGCAATTTTGCGTTTGAAACGTACAATCCATTTCTTGAATCTCCTTCTTGGACAGATCCCACAACAAATATTCCCGTCGTATGTGCACACCCAACGTGCCAGGATTTATACGAACACGGTTCTCCTAGTGAAAAATTGGTTTCCGGTGGTGATTTACGTATTTTGAACAATATGTACATCGGTCAAAATACAACGGATGGACAATTAACGACGCAAAACAATCCGGGTATAGTACCGGTATTCTATGTAGATAACCTCTCGAATCGTGTAGGTGTGAACATAGATTTTCCCCAAGAAAGTTTACACGTCGTGGGTAATATATTAGCAACACGAAAACCAAATGAGACGAGTACGTATGTGAAAGTGTTTAGTGAAGAGTCCACCGTCTCATCGCCGAACGCAAATGAATCTGGATTTCAGGTTGAGGCACACAGCGCTTCCGGGGGAAGGGGGATATTCAAAATGTTTATGACGGACAATAATCAGGATGTTTTGAATTTTGTGAACGCCTTATACCCCGGCACGCAGCCTATAACTATATGGAGAAATGCGGTAGCAATAAATATGAATCCAAACCAGGCACGCGCTGGAAATTGGGTCAATCCCACGGCGGCGATGGCGTCGGGTTATGTTTTACGTGTCGAGGGAGGTGTCGAGATCAACGTTCCGGCTGGACAGCTGAAAATAGATAATTACGGAGTTAAATTTGGTACGGTCAATTCGGCTGCCTATTTCGGTTTCGGTGATCCAAATTCAGCTGGTTTTGCACAGGCCGCGAACTTTACCTATATGTCTAAGAATTTTGTTAATTCGGCAGGAAACATCATGGCGGCGAATAATATATACTGTAGAAGAATCTTCGCTAATGTTTCTGGCTCCACGATCAACGGCTTTTTAGCGCACACATACCACCCGTACTCCTCCTGGTCCCACACTCACTCAGATGATCGTATAAAGTATAACGAAACCCCGATAACAGATAATCTTGCTCTTATTAATAAACTTGTACCAAAAAGGTACGAAAAGATATCAAAAATTCCAGAGGGTGCCGTGGGAACGTGGATACCTACAGATGAAGAATGGGAAAATGTCAAGGCACCAGAACCCGATGGTGGTCCTAAAAACATAGATCCCGAATTTAAAATTCAGCCCATCAAGGATTGGCACTACGAAGATGGTTTCATCGCTCAAGAACTCCTCGCAGACCCTGTGACGCGTCATTTAGTAAAGGGTGTAGAAGAACAGGTACTCACGGAGTATCTTTTCGAGGAATCATATGACAGACTTTCGGACGAAGAAAAGAGTGAATGGACGATCGTACCAGACGATGAACGAAAGGATTATTGGGAAGAGGATGAAGTACATTATCAAAAAAAGAAATTGACCCAAACACCCCTGGAGGTTCATATGAATGCTATAAATGTCGCATCCGTGGGTGCGATACAAGAATTATCAGGTATAATCGACGCGGAGAAGGCGTATGTCCAAGAACTTAAAAATGATCTCGATACCGAAAAAACAAAAAATATAGAGTTATCTAATCGTATATACGTCGTAGAGCAATTGTATCAAGGGTTGTTGGAACGGGTGGTACAATTGGAAAGTTCATAATATTTTATAAATTAGATTTGAATGTCATATGTTATACGTCGTAAATCTAACACATAAGATGACTCATGTGGTACATTTATGATACTTACCTTTTCGTGGAATCCATTGCGGCTAACGCAATGACACCCACGATAAAGAAGAACACGAGGAAATTACACTCGGTATCTTCATCAGCGATCGGCTCTTCGGGCTCCGGTTTTATTGGAACTCTTTCTATGATGCGAGGTTTATCGGCCACGATTTCCTTCTTTCTGGGAATCGGTACCTCGATAGGGTCGTCGAAATCAATCGGGCTGTAGCCTATCATTTATATAGGTTTACAAATTAATTTCAACCTTCTTCTTTCGCCCTCCTTTCCTGGCCTTTGCTGCAGGTAATTTAACTTCCTTAACATCCTCGTCCATGTCGTCTGCAGCTTTTTCGGAAACAATATCCGAAATGTCGTCGTCATCTTCCTCCACCTCGGGTACATATTCTCGTTGGGCGGAAACCATGGGCGTCGTGTTCATGGGAGGGCCCGGGGGCATCATGATATTACCCATCAAACTCGAAATGTCGAGTCCCGGACCGCGCATCTCGTGGCGCTCACCCGGGGGAGTGGCGGATGTTTGACCAGGGTTAACCATCGTATTCTGAACCGCGCTCATCATGTTTTGCATGAGGTCGGGGTTCTGCTTCATCACATCGTTCACGTTGGGCATTACCTGTTTGAACATAGAATTGGTAAGATGGAACATCATGGCAGAACCACCCAACATCATAATTAACTTAATCTCTGGAGCAACGTTCATCTTCGTTCGATATTTAACATACAATTCCTCGAACACTTCATCGTAATCATCCTGGTTCTCCATGATATTCTCAGACCAACCCTCTAATTGAATTTCAAATGGATTATACTTTTTATTCAAGAACTCGATACCAGTCACACACGCTATGAGCATACGCCTTGAAAACTTGATAGACTTGTCTACATCTATACTATACGTAATACGCTTAACTTCCGTGCGTAAATCATCCACAGCCGAGTACGCGTTGAGTGACTTATTGATATTAAATCCACGCTTCTCGAGTCGTCCAAGTTTATTCAAAAGATCGGACTTTTCTTCATCAATCGTCTTGTATCCAGGTGACGGTTGTTCTTCGTGTTGCTCAGGACCATAATCGAACGCCGCGGGGGCGGCGTTATATGCGTTACCGTTATCATACTCACCGTGATCAATAGGCTCATCCATTTGCGGGGGTGGGGGAGCCGCCTGTTTGGAAGGGTTCGCAAAAGCGTCTACGTCGTCTTGAAACATTTCGGCAGGCGGGGCATCTGAACGATGCATTCGCTGAATAGTAGGGGCACTACCCGTGTGAGCATGGGGTCTACCAAAATCGAGTTGAATCTCATCCATCATGGCTTGTTCCCTCTCATCGAGTTTCATGACCGAATCATTTCCCCTGTCGAGGACAATTTCACCGTCCATTACTCTCTATAATGAAACTAATCTATTCTCTTTAACGCACTTTATAAAAAAATATCAGCACATAGTAAAATGAAGCTCGACTCTACCAATCGTGCGACACTCAAAGCCATCGCTATCACTATCGGATTACTTTTCGTAATTGCTCTTCTTTTCAGTGATCGTAAGTCTAGGTACCAACCTAAGAATATTGATATCGAGGCCGTCTCCCAGGAGTCCCTGATGTCTCTCAAGAGCAGCGTCGACTGCCTCAGCGACAGTGTGTACTCCACGAGTACCGGCGGTGTCTGTGGTGACCAGCAGCTCGTTCGCGATCACGCCAATTACAAGATCGTTGGATAAATATTTTTTTAAATCGTCATCGTTTTCTAGTTAAATCGTTACAACGTATTTAAGTAGAAAAATTCTAAGTGTATTATAAATGGCGCTCCTCATCGCCACATCTCAGCCCGATATCCCCGATTACGATCATGAGATTCATACCGTGATTATTGATACTATCGATCATACTAATAAAACCGATTTTACATCTTTTTTACCAACTCCTCTCGAAAATGTTGTTCAGGCACAGTTAACAGCGGCTACTATAACAACAAATGGAAGTACACAAACAGCTTTTCATGTTGGTATAGAGGAACTTAAAAGTTATTTTTCTCAACGCGGTAAGCAGGATCTGGAAGATTCGACTGATAATCATTTAAACGGTGTATTTGGAACAATTATAGGAAGTCACGTTTCATTAGCCGGAGGTGGTTCAGGTGCTAAGGTTGTATTGTTTAAAAACGATTATCCCATCGTACAATCGTATCATAATCCCATCCGTAAACTTGACAGGTTAACATTTAACATAGATAAACAAGATGGTACAGCAGCCCTGGTGCTCAACTGTGTATTCATATTTAAGTTCACATGCAAAAAGAAGAACCTCGCGTAGATTTCAGGGCGTTACATATTTGTAATTTAAAAATACTTTTACTATAGTAAGTATGTCTTCTGGAATCGTACAGTTAGTGGCAATTGGTGCACAAGACGAGCATATAATTGGGGAGCCTGAAATATCGTTTTTCACTTCCACATTCAAAAGGCATTCTAACTTTTCACAGTCCGTCGAAAAGCAGACGATACAAGGAGCTGTGAAAGGTAATTCCATGTCATCTATCAAATTCGAAAGAAACGGTGATCTTCTAGGATATACCTATTTCGCGATAGATAATAACACACAGGCGGTAGATCTCCAGGATTGGGGAGATGTGATAAATAAGGTAGAACTTTTAGTGGCCGGACAGGTTATCGATGTTCAAGATTATGATTTTAGTGAGAATATAGCTGTAGATATGTTCGCACAAAATGTGAGTAAAAGTTCCAACGGTGTGCACCCCGGTGCATCTGCTCGCTCATACTTTTACCCTTTGCGTTTCTTTTATTGCGAGGGTCCTCAATCTGCTATTCCTCTCGTGGCGCTGCAGTACAGTACCGTGGAATTGCGTATTTACTGGGGTCCCGAAGCTGGTAATTATAACGTGGATGCGTACGCTAATTATTATTACTTAGATAACGAAGAACGCGGAATAATGGCTTCCCGTGAACATAACATTCTCATAACACAAGTACAAAAAAGTATACCATCCGGTGAACTGGTCCAAGAACTGACGTTCAATCACCCTGTTAAATATATGGCTTGTGCCAATACTAACATGGAAAGTACACTGACTTCCATAGATAATAAACTAAAAATTAGCATCAACGGTACCGATATAAGCTCATGGAAGTGGGCGAAACCGCATTTCGTGGATGTTCAACATTATTACCACACAAACTTCGTCACATCTCCAGATTGTTTCTTACATTCGTTTTGTTTAAACACAAGTTCCTTACAACCTTCCGGTTCGCTGAATTTTTCACGTGTCGAGTCGGTAAAGATTCATAGCGAATCCCGGGAAATCATAGACCCGATTTATGCAGTAAATTATAACATACTCAGAGTGAATAATGGGTGTGCGGGTCTCATGTATGCAAATTAAAATCAGTAGTAATATTAAATGCCGAAGAACTTGAGTACCGTCGGTGCTGCCACGGAGCTTCGCTTCGGTAAGAATTGTAGAGAAGATCAGCACGATAACTCTGTCGTCATCAACGCGAGTAATGATAAAATTGATGCAACGAAAGCCGGTGGTTTTTACCTCACACCTTTAGAATTATCGACCGATTTCGCGAGTGATGGTACAGATGCGACGACTAATACGTTCGTAGCGTATAATCAAAGTACCAAACAATTATTCAGAACACAAGTTCCCATGAGTATCACGGGTATTTCAGAAGCGGGTAGTGGTGCAGAAGGTGATTTAAACATAACCGGTAATCTCTTCGTGACCGGTAATGTCACGTCCATAGGAACTGTCGCTAATATTCACGTTACCAACTCTCAATTTAAGGATGGTCTCATTGAAATTGGTACGAATAACACAGACCTCACAACATTTGATTTAGGACATATATACAATAGACCCGTAGGAAGCTCAAACGTCGCCGTGTGTTACGATGCTGACGCTAGGGAACTCATGATCGCGTATACGGATAGTAGTCCTATGGATAATACAAATCAAGCGGTTCCCAAGCTTTCTGAAACGATGAACGTCCACGTATACGGTAAACTTTTCACAAATTCTAACGTAGGAGTGGCCAACACTGCCCCGGTACACACTCTTTCCGTGGGCGAAAAGTGTTTCATCGAGGCAGACGGAAATCATCCCAATGTACTTGATGTTCGTGGTAATACGACGATTGAAGGTGCCATCATCACGAACACGGGTGGCGTCACTAAAAAGACATACAGTCATAAAGATACGATCGCGAGTGGTCTCGACGCCGCGGATGCAGCGCTCACACTTACGTTTACGAGCCACCCGTTTTACGCAAAGATTGTAGCACAACTTATCGATAATGACGATAACGAGGTGAGTACCATGCTCATAGATTTAGCGGGTGGTGAACGTGATGGAGACGGTACTCCTCATAATATAGCACTCGGACCTATTTCTATTTTCGGGAACGCCAGTACGAATCCGTGGAGTTCTACAGTCACGGTGACACAGACTACCGTGGTACTTACTCCCAGTACCGA